CTATATTCCTCAGGCAGAGTTGCGACTGTTGTCCAGCTCCTAATTGCTACAGTATTGGTTAGTTTAGCTGGCATTATATTTACCAGTGCCAAAGCAGGTGCGTATGTTATGATAGCATTTTCGTACGTTGTTGTTGTATTGTTGTTCAGCTCGCTTATCATATCGTTATTATTCTTAATCCCATCTTCCATATGATTAAGTCTGTCTGGGCTTATTGGAGTACCGCCACTAGTGCCAGCTTTCCACGCTTGCTTTATGTATTGTATAAAATTCATAGTAAAACCTCGCTTCCTAAGCACACAAAAAGGACACCTCACAATTAAGTGAAATGTCCTTGTCATTTTGCTATTTATTTGTTATTATTGACGTGAGCAACTTATATGTACTCATATGTGCTAATCAGAACAGGTCTACCCAACTTGTTCTGATTTTTTATAGCTGTAAATTTCTTACAGCTATTGAATTTTCTTTCTGTTTGAGCTATTATATCTCACAAGAAAACTTATGCAACATTATTGAATAATTGCAGTATAAATTCTCTTCCAAGTTGGGTAATTCGTCTATGATAGATTACTTTACCACTGTCAAGAATTTCTTGTTTAATTTCCTCATATCCCATACTGCTGTATGGTGAGTAAAGAACCCAAGTTCCATTGACATTGTACTGAATTTTTCTATCAGCAAGCAACTTGTTAAGTTGAATAGCAGAATTTAAGTTCAGCTCTTTAGCAATCTCCGTCATTGTATATGTTTTATTGACGTGTGTTAAGATAGCGTTCTTTCTTTCTGCTTCAACTCTTGCTTGCCTTTCTTTTTTTAACTTTGTTAATAATTCTATTCCAAAGTCTGGATTATTCAGTATTTCATCAATAACATTATCGGTAGCATATATTCCATTCTTGCGAATTGACGGAATAATCTCATCAGCTACTAATGCTTGAAATTTCTCTGCTGTTTCATTTTTGGCTTTCATTGCTAGTCGGTAGAAGATGTTTTCTGGGATAAAATCGTCGTGCGCACAAGTGTGTACGCCTAAATCTTCCAAGTATTTCTCAACTCTGCTCCACATGATTACTTCGTTACCACTTGCGGCTATTCTTGTGAACCCAAGTCCTCTAGCAACATTTTCCAATCTTAAGTAAGCAACGCCATTCTGCTCATAGCAGTCTACGCCGCAAATATTCTTAGTGTTCATCGGTGCCTTAATCTCATTGTGAGTGTCATCTTTTGTAGTTGGATTATTATTATAACTCATTATTTTACCTCCTACAAATTTATCATTTGCTCAAAACAGAACTTATTGCGTAGTGGGAGTATATGCCCACAATGCCTCACGCAATAATATTATGCCACTTCCTTTGTAGTCTTATTCTGTTCCTTTAAATCAAAATTATTAACATTGTCCTGAATGGTTTCTATCTGCTGTAAAACTCCCATAAGAACATATGAAATTCTTTCGTTTTCCATATTTGCTAAAACTTCTGTTACTGTTGCGTGTGCAATTTCTGACGCTATGTCAATATTTGTTACGATTTCTACATTACTCATTTGTTTTTCCTCCGAAAATATTCTTGAATTTTCCGAAAGAAACTGATATGATAGATTTATCAATTCCTTTCGGATTGGTGGTTTGAGTAGCAACTAAAAGTTTTGACCGACTTGTTGCTACTCTTTTTTGTTGTCTTTAAGTTCTTTTTCTACTAACCCTATACCTTTCATAATGGTGTCGGTTCTTGTTAATTTCAATTCATCAGCACATTTCTGAATACGATTAGCTTCATCTTTTGTTATTCTGATATTAAGATTAACATTTCTAGGGTTTTCCTTATGTGGTCTTCCTGCTGGACTAATAATAATCACTCCTTTCAATTATTGCCCTTGCAATATTTATGTTATTATAATAACTGCCCTTGCAATAATTGTCAAGCACTTTTCAATAAAAAATGGAACGCACCGAAAAGATACGCTCCATTAAAATCATGTATTACCAAAAAATCAGCCCACATCTGTTACACACAAACCTATGTTGTGAATAAGTTCCGCCCTGTTGCTTAATCTTCTCTTTCTTATTAACCAGCGTAAACGGTCTAAACGGATTCAAATTAACGGTATATCTTGTCTTAGTTTTCTGTGGTACAGTTGTTGTAATCTGTGTGTGAGAGCAGTCCCAACTGCTACATCTTGGACAATATACTTCAACTAAGCCGTTTTCTGTCGCTCTGTACACTCCTTTAAAGTTAGGATTTAGTGGGCGTTGAATTTGTGGTTGCTGTTTTTTCTTTATTCCTAATACTTCCAGCATTTTATATAAGCCTTTTTTTAACATATACATTCCCCCTTATCTTTAGTACTTTAAATATATTCTTTTATTATTTATTTGTCAATTAATAAGGGAATGCTGCTTGCCCTGTCATATTAGTGTAGTTATTAGCTTTATCCTGTACCATTGTAAACAATTTATCAGCGTCACCTTGTAGTGTTATATTAACGTTGTTGTTGGCTTCTGACATAGCCGCTACAACCGCATTGTATACTGCTGGATAAACTGCATTAGCAATACCTGTTGTGATTTCCTGCTGATTGGCTACTGCTGTTCTTCCGTCCATAGTACCAACCATTTCGGGTGCTACTTCATTAGCAACGAATAACTGTCCTTTGTTTGGAAAGCCGCCATTTGCATACCAATCAACACTTATCTTGGGCACTTGAGGTGGCACAAGACTAAATTCGCCATCAATATCGAAATGTGGCGTTTTTATATGTGGGAAGCTAAGTCCTAAGTTGTCCCACCAATCTTTGAAATTATACCACATATCTCTTACTTTATAAAAAAAGTTCTCAACGGCTACTGAAATTTCACTAAGGGATGGTTTGCTATCCCACCAATTAACTACATTATTCCACTTATCTTGTATGCCTACTCTTATTCCATCTGCCATATCACGCCATCTATCTGCCGTAAAATAAGGTGCTACGTGATTATTCCACCAATTGTAAATTCCGGTTGTGCTCCACCAAGAAGAAAAATCAGACCATTTATCTTGTAGACTTGACTTGAAATTATCACCCAAGTTGTTCCATTTATCTTTAGCAAACCAAGGCGTAACATCATTATTCCACCAATTATATATACCTGTGCCACTCCACCAATTATTGAACGAAGTCCAACTATCAGTTAAGCTGCCCTTTGCGTTATCTCCAAGAGATTGCCATTTTGCTTTTGTAAAATAAGGTGCTACGCTATTGTTCCACCAGTTGTATATTCCTGTGCTACTCCACCAGTTATTAAAAGAAGTCCAGCTATCTTGCAAGCTATCTTTTGTATTATCTCCAAGTGACTGCCACTTCGCTTTAGTAAACCAAGGCGTAACATCATTATTCCACCAATTTACGATTGCTGTATTATTCCACCAATCTGTAATTTCATTCCATTTTTCTTGTGCAGCTATTTTTATATTTTCTATGCCATCTTTTGCTTTTTTTACATATTTACTATCATCTATGCTTGCTGAAAATTCCGTAATAAATTTAAGTGTAAGAATTCCGCCCGGAATAACCAAAGAAGCCAAAATTCCTGCAATTCCCCATTTGTCGTATATCTCCTGGTAAGCACCCCATATTAATTTTATTGCTGATACTCCTAAGTCAATTGCTAGGTCCAAAATTTTTACAGTTATTTTTCCTAAATCTATACCTTCAATAAACTTTATTATATTTCTTCCTAATTGTTCCCAATCAACAGAACTAACAAATCCATCTGCAAAATCCAAAACATTGCAAATAGCTTCTGTAATTGCTTCTCCTGTTTTTTTCCAAGGAAAAGCATTTATCCCTTTGTTTATTTGTTTGCCTGCGTAAGTACCTATTCCGTACCAGTCGCCTTTTTTTATAGCTTCCTCTATTCTGTCAGCCCAGGCAACTGCCGAATTCTCCATATTAGCAAACGCCTTATTCCACGCCGCTTCATATTCTGCCGCCGCCTTAGCAATATCATCTGTCAAATCAATAGTGCTACCGCCACCACCGCTTGAGCCCTTGCTTGAGCTTGTATCGTCCTGTAATTTATTTATTTCATCAAATCCCATAAGGGATAATGTAGCTTTCTTAGCTGAATCAGCTACATCTTTGTAGCCGTCTGAAATATCTTCTAAGCCATCTGATGTGTCTTTATAGCCACTTTGTCCGAAGCTCTCAAAGTCAATCTTAACACCCATTAAAGAAGCAAGATTGACTAATAATCTTTTGATTACAATAGTTACTCCGTTTACTACTGGCATAACCTTTGAAAGAATTGGGATAAATAGCTGTCCTGCTACCATTCCTACCTCTTTCATATTGTTGCTGAACTGGCGTAACATATTACTTGGGCTGTTAATCGTATTGGCTAAATCACCCCAAGATACTTTACTTTGGTCTAATATTGCTAACACTCTTAACTGCTGTTTTTCCATCTGTGTCATTTCTGATACAGACTTAGAAATGCCTAAGTTATAAGCATATGTCGCTAATGTAGCATTGGTAATATCAATACCATACTTGTACAATGCCCTCGATTGTCCGATTAAACCGCTTTGTAAGTTCTGTGCTACTGTTGAATAGTCCACATTGAAAAGTGAGCTTATATCGCCCGCAAGCATTGTCATTGACTTTGTTATAGCCGTTGTTGCTTCGCCTGTCTGTCCTAACGAATTAGTAACAGAAGCTAACTGTGAAGCATACTGTGTTATCTCTTGTATGTTAAGTCCTAAGTTCTTTACTCCGCTTTCTTCAAGCAAGCCACCTTGAACATTAACTTTTAAACCAGACAGCTTTACGAGAGTATCGTTTACTCTGCTTTGGAAGCTCTCTGCATATGCTGTTGCGTTATCATATCCGTACTTTTCGTAATCTTTATCCCACTCTGAACCAATCTTACCAAACGCAACCGCTTGATAGTTGAACGCTTCAATGTAATCTGTTGTTGACTTGATGGCTTCTATAAGCTTCTTACTGCCACGAATTACCATAAAATAGGTGGCATAAAACTTACCTATTGCACTTGCCAAGTTCCAACTGCTCTTAGTCGCTGTCCTGACGCTCGTAGAAACGCCATACAGTGACTTTTGAAGTGAGTTTGAAGAAGTACCCACCTTGCTACCTTGACTAGCAAGATTAGCCAATGCGTTAGTCATTTGAATAACATTCTGACTTACTGTTGGTGCTCTTGATAGCGTTGTCATTAAGCCATTTAAAGCATTGCCTAGCTTTGGAATGTTTACAACGGCATTTTCTATACTCTTACTGCCTAGCTTACCAAGTGACTTTGCAAATTCTGTGACCTGTGTTGCATTTTGCGGAATAGCTGATATGCTTGCAACTGCCTTTGTGACAGCTTGAAGTGATGTAGCTGTGTTAGTTAGTGCAACCGAATCAACAGAACCTATCTTTGTGATGTTCTTAGCAAGTCGGGTAAAATCTGCTGTCCCTGCGTTCATATTCTGCATAGCAGAACCTAACTGACTAACACCGCTCGCAAGACTGCTTAATGATGAACCATTTACAGTCGCAAGTGATGTTGACAGCCTTGTAAGCTGATTTATCAGTTTATCAACAGAATTGATAGCTTTAGTGGCAGTACCGGTAATTTTGACTTCTAATGAATCTAATTCCACGCTCATACCTCCGGCTTATCATTTTTAGGGTGTGTTAAATCCCAGTTTGCTTTTCGTATTTTCATATTCAAAACAAACTCTTCTCTCTTTCTTTGTATTTCATCTTTGCTGTTCTCTTTTTTGTTAATATCTCTATAAATAGGCTTGTCTGGGTATTCAAGCTCGCCTTTACCCCAAGCACCACTTCTAACACCTATCTTGATTGCTGGGAGTATGTAACTACCTATCGCAAGCCATATATCTGAATCCATTCGTTGCCTTTCAAGTTTCTTACCCTCTACAACAGCCCATAGCTTTTTAGGTGTCATTTTAAGAAAGTCTGAATAACTAACGCCTAGTGAACTGGCTAAAACAAAGTATTCTTCCCAGATTATTTTGTGGAAGTCTGCTTTTTCTTGTGGTCTTGTGGAACTACTGTCGGCTTCTTCTGCTCCTGTGTCGCTTCTTCCACATTGTTCGCCATTTCCTCTAACATCGCTGTTATTCCGCTCAACTCGAAAAAACCATCATCTTCCATCGCTTTCTTGATTTCTTCAAACAATGTTCTATATCCATAACTCTTATCTGTCTTTCTCTTCTCTGTAATATATGCTCTAGTGAGTTCCTTTGCTTCATCCATAGTTACTGGGTTATTGTCAATACAGCCTGCATAAATGGCTAAAATGCAAATCTCTGGCACATCTGCTGTCATATTTGCCAATCCATCAAAGGAAGCCTGTGCAACACTCTTATCTGTCTGTGCAAGTAAGTAAGAACCATTAACGACAGAAAACATTTTCTGCACAATTTCCTTGCATTCTGCTGCACCAAAGCTAAACTCAACTTTGTATTCTTTTCCATTTACATTAATATTCATCATAATTTTTACCCTTTCCCACCCTATCGTCCATATAGGGAAAGGTGCGGATTTTACACCGCACCTACCTTTTAAAATAATTATTCTGTTACATCATCAAGATATGATGTGTAGTCGGCTGTTTTGGCGTTTGTGCCACCAATCGACACAGCCTTTGATTTAGTCGATTGGCTTATCATTCCCCCGATGTTGGGGTTACTGCTGTATCTGTTCCTACCATATCCTCAATAATAAGGTTGATAGCCATTGTAAGAAGTGAATTTTGCTCCTTGCCTGTAATTGGTAACTTTGAAGGTGGCTGTGCCACAAAGAACTCCGCGTCTGTTATGCCCGGAGTAATTTCCTGAAACCACATTCTCTTACCGCCAGTTAAAGTTTTATATTCTGTAATAAGGTCTTTCCACTCTTTGATTGTAGCTTCTGTCTTATTAACTGTTACTGCAACTGTATCTGTAACTGTATCTCTACCTGCAATGTTTCTTGTCTGTAAATCTTCAAGTGCTGATGCATCTATAGCCTCTGGGGTTACTGTAATCTCATCAATAGAATTGATTCTATGAAGAAGTTTAAATGCTGTTGGTTTAGTACCTGCTGTAGTTTCAACACCATAACTAAACGTGATTCCCAGTGCGCTTAATCCTGCTACTGTATCTGCCATATCTTCTTACCTCCTAAAAATTTGTAAAAAAATAAGAGCATTTCTGCTCTTTGTTACATTAATCTGTCATTTGCCGCTATCATTCTTCTGAATCTAGCGGTACTCTTATGTACTTTATTACTGATTGAGAACTCTGGCATTGCATTGCCTTGAAATCTCATTGTCTTGAATGTATCTGTAATTACTGCCATAACCTTGCGACAATCAGATTTGCTTGTGTTAGTGGTAACATCTACTTGAAATGTTGCTAACAATGCGTTAATTGTCTGTCCGTCAAGCGTTTGCCCTTGTTCAACTGCCGGTAGTAAATGAATGTATACTGTTGGGAATATTGCTTGACCGCTGTTTTCTCCCTCATTTGTTATGACTATCTTTGGATATGTTTTCTTTAGTTGCGTTAGGGTTTTAGCCTTGACAAGTGCTGTGACTGTATTTTCGAGGTCTATCGCCCAATCGTTTGCGTTTGCCATTAACTAAACACCTCTCTTGCTATCTGCTTATACTGATTAATAATCTCTATTGTGGCGTTGTACATAGGCATTGTAGCTTTAACGCCGTGCGTGTAGTGCCATTGATTATCGTTACCTAAGTAGTACCAACCGTCGCTGAATGCGTGTATCTGCCCTGGGTATGTTCCTACACCCAAGCCGAAATCATTAGCCTTTGGGTTCTCGTTGCCGCTGTTGTAATAAATACCAGCGCCGAATTCAATCGCTAATAGCGTGTAAAATGGCTCTCTATCTTCTACCTCAACAGTTTTACCGGTAGCAATTAAAATAGCTTGGTAGCCATCTTGAATAGGCTTTCTGTCAACTCTCAATGTTACTGTCCTACCTAATGGACTTTCATTAACACTCATAATTGCTGCTTTGTCGCCTAATTCTGCTAGTCGTTCAACAAGTAATTCACATTTATACTGTAAACTCTGCTTATACTGTTGTAGCTGTCTGATAGCTTCATTCACGGACTTTTCAGACAATGATATATTAATTGTATGTCTTGCCATAAACACGCTCCTTAACTGCTTGCAAAACAGCTTGTCTTATACTTTCATTTATTGGCTCTTGCGTAGATGGGATTGTCTTTCCTTTAAAGATAGAACCGACTAGCTGTTCATTGTCTGTTTGTATAAATAAAGAACCATTTTCAGGAAAGCCGTCTGTCTGATACTTCATATCTTTCACCTACTTTACAACTGCTTTAAGCATATATTTAGTTGAGTACAATGCTGGCTTAATGCCTACAATCGTGAAGTCTGCTGATGTTTCATCAACAAGTCCATCAGATGTGTATGTAGGCTTGCTATCAAGCCAGATAAGGTCGCCTTTTTTCAAAGGGTACATTCCTTTGTCTGTTAGTAAAACCGCGTCAAAATCGGCTGTATCAAAGCCGTATTCCTTGGTCTGTGCTTCTCCGCCGCTGAATGATATGTTTGCTTTGAAATCGACCGGCTCTGAAAAACCTGTTTTCTCTTCAAGAACTTTGGGTATCTTATTTCCCTCATCATCAAGATAAGGAATGAAGTTGCCATCTGTGTCGGTATATCCCTCATATAGAATATTGCCGTCTTCATCTCTTTCATAGATGGTTACTGTCTGTCCTTGAAGTGAATACTTCATAGCCTGCTTATTAATGTCAAGCATTGTTCTTTACCTGCTTATAAATCTGATTAATGCCTGTGCTTGATAATCCGGACACAATTCCTACTGCGATTGCATTAAGAATGTCATTTGCCGGAAAGTCCGGTATTACATACATACCTACAACGCCTAAGATACCGCCTGCAACGCCTACGATTATAGGAATGTAATTATCCTTAATGTGTGGGATTGCCTTAGCTCCTAAGCCTATCAGATATGTAATTACAACGATTGCGACTACTGTTGATACTGATGTTATATCCATTCTGCTATACCTCCTTATCTTCATTAAGTCGTGCTTCCAATCCGTCTATTCGGTGGTGTGCCGACTTTACACTTTCCTCAACCTTAATAATCCTGTTATCGTGAGAATTAAGTTCTTTTCTCATTTCTGTAACTTCATTCTTTATCTCTGTTGTATTGCTTGATATTGTGTCAAGTTTCATATTTATGCGTGTATTTTCCTTTACACGCTCTGTAAGTTCTGCATTGTCAGACTTTTTGTTGTTCTTAAGATTAAATCCCAACGTAAACAGTCCGAAAAAGACGGAAAAAGCAACTGAAATAATGCTTATAATTACTGCTATTGGCATTGATATACCGCCTTTCATAATTAATAATGGCACACTGCCCACCACCCTTAATGTGTGCCGCCTGCTACCGTATTGGTAACGCACAATCTTCTTTAACTTTCTGTAATGCCATTTAGGCTGGATATTATGTTATATGGCAAAGAGTGGGTATTTTTTTTAAAATACTTTCCCTTTTAATCCATTCCCTTGTTATGCCATTTTCAGAAACTTTCTCTGAAAAAGAAGCTCCATTTTGTTCTAAGTCATAGTCAACCAGCTCAATTAAAACAAACTCAAATTCTTTGAAGTCTTTTTCAATCATTTCTTCTGTGTAATTTTTATAGTGTCTTTGATTAATACACTCTTTTTTATCTCTCTCAATGAGAAGTTCTAACTTGGTTGTATCTTTATCAAAAACAACAATATCAGAACTTGTTCCATCATCATTTTCAATTTTTTCTTTATGTGCATAATCGTGGCTAATAGCCACATGTTCTAATACTGTCATTTCCATAACCCAACTCCTGTTATAACCCTAATTTCTCAATTAACAATTCTTTAAGTTCTGCTCCTGTAAGCTCCATTGCGTTCTCAATACCTTGTTCTAAGGCAAGTGTCTGCAAGTCCGCTGTTGGCATACGCTTAATAGCTGTCTTTGTGTAATCGCTTGTAGGTTGAGCAGGGAACTTGTCCTGCTCTTCCTCATATTTAAGCTCATCTCCATAAACAGCTTCCTGTCTTACATTATCTGCTGTTACTTCTTCGCTCTGCTTTGCGGCGTTGATTTTATGTCGTCTTAATAACATATAAACACCTCTTACTTTCCGAACTTAGCAAGAACAACCTTTGAATCGTTGCTTAAGACTGCTGTATAGTGTTCATCACCAGAGATAACAGTTGTCTTTGCAAGAATATCTCTGTCCGATTCAATCTCAACGCTTCTCTTCATATAGATTGTAAGTGCGTTCTCTTCCTCTGATACGCCATCTGCACCTGTGTCCTCGTTAGGGTCTTCTGCTGATACAATAACAATAGGACAAGCGTAGAACTCTGTTGTAACAGCCTTTAACTTGCTACCTACCTTGATTTCCTTGCCATTTGGCTTAAGCGTATGTGCAAGTGCTGTGTCAAGATGAACATTCGTTGCATCCTCGCTTGTTGTATCAGCTACAACATTGATTGTTCCTGTTGAATCATCAAGCTCATACTTAACTAACTTAACTTTCTTTGACTTAACAACCTGCGCTCCCGCAATAGAACCGATAGTTCCATTCATAATTACATTAAGTGGGTACTTGTCATTGCTCTTGAAATCATCGTCATTAAGTAATGTGGCTTCCTGCGCCGGATTGATGAACAATATCTTTGTAAGTGATGAATCAGATTCATCATCAAATTTGCTATTAGCTGCTACAACTGCTGAATAGCTGATAGGTGCTGCTGTTCCATCGTGATCAATAGGTGCTGTGCAAAGTGCGTCATAGCTGTCATTATCAACCTTTGCAGCGATTGACATAGCAATCTGATTGATAGCTGTACCAAGTGGGTCGCCATAACCAGATAACACTGATTCGTCTGTAAGTTCTACTGCCTTACCTGCTTTCTTAACCTTTGCTTCTGTTGTAGATGTTGTAAGTACTGTTGTACCCATAGCAACACCTTCTGCTACATCCTGTGCATCACCTATATAAGCGTATTTTGGGACAACAATAGTGCTTCCCGGTCTGCCTACAAGTGTTGTATCAACTCTTGCAATAGGCGAAAACTTAATCTTCTTTGGTAACTTAGCTGATACCATATCAGCCATTACCTGTGGGTCTACTAAATTTGCTAACTTAGTCTGTGGCATAGTTTGTTTACCTCCGTTTTCTACTCTGTGAACTTCTTATAAAGTTCTGGATTCTTATTTTTGAATTCTACTCTTTCGTGGTAATTCATCTTGTTAAACTGTTCCTGTGTTATCGTGCTTTCTTCTCCACCGCCCGCATTAATAGCTGGTCTTGATTTAAGCCACTCTGCCTTAGCTTCTTTAACCCGTCTTTGCACTTCATTGGCAATTACAGTTGCTATAAGGCTATGGTCTGCGTCTGCAACTGCCTCAATCAAAGAATCAATATCTTTTCCATCGCCTATAACTTTCTGATAAGCATTGACAGCTTTCATATGATTAAGCTCTTTGCTCATGTTCTCGAACTTTTCAGCCTGCAACTTTTCAGCTTCCGCCTTTGCTTCCGCCTCCTGTTCTTCTGCTGTCTGCTTTGAACGGAGTTCTTTCTTGTACTTAGCTGCTTCTGAACTAGCTTTATCGGAAGCGTTCTTATACTTCTCTTTTTCAGCTCTTTCACTAGCAAGCTGTGCCATAAGTTCTTCTACACTAGGTGTCTGCTCTTCGTTCTGTGGCTCATTATTAGTTGTTGGTTCTGTTGTTGTGTTAGTTACATCTGCCATAATTTTTTTACCTCTGCTTTCTGCGTTTTTTGTTGTTCTCTCAACTTCTTGCGATATTTGTATTGCCCTTTCTCTAGGGCATATAAAAAGCCACAAGGTATTTCTACCCTGTGGCTCAATATCAATTATTTATCTGTCCTGCTCTTATCTATAACCGGACTATTTTCTGTCTGGTCTGATAAGTCTTGCATTGTGCGGTCTTTGTTAGGTGATTGTTCACCATCTCCGCCCTCTGCCTGGTTCTGTGTATCTTTGTTGATTATGCTATCTTGATACGCCTTAACCATTTCTCCGCTTCTTGCTACTACATCGTTAGGGTCATCAAAGAATGGAATTGCGTCAACTGTATCTTTAAGGCTAAATCCGTGACTTAGCAATGTTGCCATAGCATTAACCTTAGTTGACATCTCATAAGTTTTCTGTCGTTTAATATTAGGTTTTACATCTCTCGCCCTTAATTTGAGTAACGAATTATTGGTGCTTACATTGTTTGACAACTTAATAGCTGCAAGAACAACTTTTATTTCTTCCATCTTGCAACCATCCGTAATTAACTGCTGCTTTGCCGCTGCTGTTTCAGCTTGTGACCAACCTGTTGCGTCTGACATTGCAACTCCTGTACTTCCGCCACTATTATCATTTCGTTGTGGCACATTGCATTTCTGCAAGATTATCTGTCGCCTTGATTGGATATTATTAAGCATACCCGTGTAATCGTAATTAATTGCAAGTGGCTCAACTATTGGAGTTTTGCCATCTGCTGATGTATAGGTCTGCATCCATTCTCCAGATTTTGGTTTCCTTACTTTTTCAGTAATGCGTTGCGTTCCATCTTTATCAACTGTTGTTTCCTGTTCAACCGGGAAATCAACATCATTTGTGTGCCATACCGCCTGCGTGTTCTGTTCAACATCGTTAGTAAAGTCTGAAATAAGCAAGTTTAAGTTATCCATTTCAGATATTTGCCGTTCAAAACAGCCCATTCTGTCGAATGACCTTGTGTATTCAATAATAGGGATTTTATGTAACGGGTTCTCTTCCCCACTTCTCTCTAAAAATCCCCATTTTGTTTTTCCTTTTTCTGGTCCGTTAGTGATTTTTATTCCGTCGGTAATTTCATAGCGAATATCTTTTGTAAAACAGGTGTAATATCTTGTACCGCTGTGCTTATCTTTTATATATGTCCCAGCAAGAACAACTCTCTTGTCGTTGTAGGCGGTTGACCTTACAACAAATGTTGTTCTCGGGTCTAATACATTATATGTGAAATAGCTTTCCCCATCCTCGTATTCTGTATTCACATCAATGAGGACATATCCAATACCGCCGATTTCAACATATCTTGCAAGTTCCTGTTGCTTTTGCCTTGCATTCTGTGATTCGTAGCAACTATTTAATTCTGCTATAGCTTCTGTGAGGTTAGAATCCTCATTATCGCCGTTTTGAACTAACGTTATAGGATTTCCCCACTTAAAGCCTAAATTAAACTCTGTGACCTCGTTAGCCACATTATCACAGCACTCACAGTCAATGTCTGGTCTGTAAGTCTTTGGATTCTTCCTAACTATCGGCTGTATTCCTGCGTCATAATCAAGAAGAAACTGTATTCTGTTGGAATTAATATCATGTTCCAAAATTGCTTCACGCAAAATTGGTATTATATTGTCAGGTGTTATTTCTTTTGCACCTGTATAAATAGCAATTCTTCCTGTCTGCATTGTCTACACCTCTAATAAAATGTCATACCGCTTGAACTTCTGCTGTCCGGTATTTCTTTAATTTGAAAATTATCATCATCGTTAGGCACATACCAAATCCACTTGTGGCAGTGCCTACAAGCCAGTTTATGTGTTCTTGGGTCTTTGCTGTCTGCCTTAGTCAAAAACTTATGGCAATTCGGACACATAATTGATTTATCTTTATTCATATAAAAATTCATATTTCTACCTCGTTGCATAACAAAAAACACCGCTACAATTAAGTAACGGTGCTTTCCGATAAAGGATTGTAATATTTGATGAAAAACAGTTCTGTAATTTCTTACAGGTATACTATACCACGTCGGCAATGTGACATTCTATGACATCTTTTATAAATATTCATTTCCATATTTATCTTCAAAGGCTTGTAATGCTTTAGCGTGTATCCTGTGTACCTGTCGCCAACACCAGTCTGTTTCATTTGCAATTTTTTCAAATGTAAACTTTCTGACATATCTTAGAAACAATACTGTGTAATAATCTTCGTTGTTTATCTGTTCTATCTGCTCTATTATTTTGTTTTTTACATCAATGTATTTATCTATAAGCTTATCAAGGTTTTCTTCCATTTGTTCAAGTCTGACATATCCACAGCCTGTTTTGTCTGGATCTGATGATGACATAACTCTTTCTTCATTAACAACTGCTGATATGCTGTATGATAATTCTTTATACTGTGTTATTTCTATCAATTTATTATCAATTATCTTGTTGTAATAACTTATCTGATTCAAATAGTCCTTAGTTGTCATATAAACCCTCCTCTTATATCGGACTTGACATTATTACTGTTTGTGTTGCCTTTTTATCTATTACTATTGCAAGCTGTGTTATCGAATCACTTGCATCATCGTGTGGATTTTTACCCTCTGATGTATACATCGTAAATTCATCCATAGCATCTTGATACATCTGTGTTCTTATGTAAGTTGGTCTATCATCTATTGCAAGATACTGCCTGCTCATAAGGAAAATGAAAGTTTCTTTTACTCTGTCAGAATATCCTTTGATTTTTTCCTCTTTAGGCAGTTTTGTATTTGCGTAGTATGGAATAATTCTGCAAAAATATACATTCTGCTTTTTCATTTCAGCTTTTATACTGTCCGTTATTAGTTTTCCACCAGCATTTTGTTCAATGTGCAATTCTGTTATGTAATGTTTCTTGATAGCTGCTACAACTAATGGAACTGTAACCGCCTGTGTGCCTTTTTTATATACCCAATCAATAATATATTTTTGCTTTCCGCCAAAATCAGCACATACTGGCATTGATAAATTATCAGCTCCGCCAAAAGCCGGGTCGCACAATGCTATTATTTTTCGTTCTTTGTTTTCTAATTCATCATCAAAATCTCCGTTAAAGAATCTTAATTCATTATCTGGAAACAACAATCCCTCACGAACATAAGGTTTTTGCATAAACTTAGCCATCCATTCAGCTTTATCGAGTTTTTCTCTCATATCCCTGTAATATGCTGTTGAAAAGCCGTTTATTTCATAATCAAAGTTGCTCTCATCATTTTCATTAAGTGCCGGTATTCTTCTGAACCTGTATTGTGGGTCATTTTCGTATTGTTTTCTCATTCGTTCCAATGGGTCAAGGACATTCCATAATGTACCAACCATAAGTTCTCTTGCCCCATCGTTTTTTCGGTCAACCATTTTGTTTAGATATTCTTGATAAGTATTTTCCATTCGCATAGGTGATAATGAATGTTCTCTATCTCTTACCAAGTCATCTACATACAAATATCCATCTTTTGATACATCAACTGCACCAGTCCAAGTTCCATCAATACCACGGCAAGTAACTGTTGCAAATCTATCCGGATTTCCAAGAGTGATTGTAAATTCATCAGCACTTTTGTCTGTTACAAGTGGCTTTTTTGCATATTCCGGATTCCAAAAGTAGAATAATTCAGAAAATGTATACTCTTCCGTAGTAAATAAGTTCATAAGCTCTTTATAAAAGCCTTTTGCAAGTATTCCAGAGTGACCACCCATAGCTGAATGACTGTTAGGTCTGCGTAACGATACCCACGCAAGGAAGAATATACATATAGTAGATTTCCCAACTCTTGATGGCATTGATAATCCATAAAATTTAATTTTTCTATTCTCAAGGTCCTCAAGGTCCTTGACTACAACTTTAAGTGTTTTGCGGCGTGGAAAATAAAATCTTTTAGTCCAATGTCTTTTACGTTCCATATAAAGCATAAAACTTTCAAAATTGTAATAGCTCTCCAGTTTTAATACATCGTAAAACTGATTAAGTAGTGGATATTCACTATCGCTTTCTTGTACAACCTTTTCAACTTCCCATATGTCTTTTCCATTAAACTGTTTAGGGTCTATACAATAGCTATTTATGAGTTTTTTTGTCCTAGCCGTACATTTTAACATTGTGTCAATTTCACCCTCATTCTTGGCAAGCTGGCACACGTTGTAGTAGGTTTCTATAATATTTTCATCTATTCCATTTTGGGATATGTATTTTTCGCAATCATCTATCAGTTGATTTAATTCGGAATTCAAGAAAAGCACCTCCACTTTTCAGCAAAGGTGCTTATAGACCTCTGCCTATAACTGTTTTAGGGTAGCAACTAACTCTATTTGTTAGCCGGTAAAATTTTGTTAGAATAATACGCCACGGACAGCCGGATGTAATTTCTGCACAAGTGCATTATAATCATCAATTACATATCTTGCTGGAATCATATATACTTTAATGCCATATCTTTCTGCTGTTTCCCTTTCAATGCAGCAGCCACTCCAATCATAGTTCTCCGCAATTCCTATGAACACATCAGCCTGTGCCAGCTTCTTAAGGCTTTCACCTAAATACCATACAGCTTCTTTGCTGTCTTTAGGTGGGTTATCCTCAATGTAGCTGTCGATAAGCTCTAATTCTTCGCCCTCGTATATTTCAGCAATTTTTTTCATCTTCTGAATACTAGCTTTGATTTCTTCCTCTGTTCTGCCTTTCATCGGCACGCTTACAAATAACTGTTTCATAAGTTCCATCTCCTTTTCTATGTTTTATCAGCCTTTAACTCTCTAAGGTCAGCGGCTACAATCAATCTGTAGTCGGTAATTGTTTATTTTAATTTCTTAACTTCCAGACAAGTACGTTTTCCATCCTTTTCAATTCTCCATCTGGTACTCCAATGTTCAATGTGGCAGTTTTTATCTTCATTAAGTGGGACTCTATTGACAATAGCACTTGCAATAGTGCTTGGTGGAATGTCTAAATCATCTACAATCAATGTTTTCATTCCTCATAAACCTCTCAAAATCTCTCCTGCACTTAAAGCATAAATCATACTTGTGGCTATGTAATCTAAATGTATGAATATTTTCAACTTCTGCCCCTATATCACCATCTTTAAATGTTGGTTCTAAACTTGAATATCGTGTAATCCAAGTGAATTTTATCTCGTTTCTTTGTTTTATCTTTATCTCTTTTCCGCACCTGTCGCAAGTGTGCCATTCTTTTTGATGTTTCATTCTTCCACCAACTTTCTACTGCAGATAGGGCAATAATTGATATCCATAACTTCCCAAAAATCAAAATAACTGTTAAACACACCAATCTGATACGTGTTATCTTCCGCTTGCATAATCCCATCTGATAAGTTTCTGTTCGGAACTAAGCTATAATCATCAATATTCCATTTTGTAGGATTTTCGCAAAATTCACACATATCACTTCTTCCCCCATAAATTATCTGGTAATTCCTCGCCGCCATAAATCTTGTTAGCGTATTTCTTAAATGTCGGTACGCTACAACCTGCTACTTTTGCCGCTTTTACCTGTGAAACCTGCCCCGATATGTACAGGTTAATTGCTTCATAAAACTTATCTTTGTTTAGTGGGTGTACGCCTGCTGCCATAATAATCACTCCTTACCATTCTTTGCTTTCGCACCAGCTACTCTTACAAGCGTGATTCATAATGTTAATTAAAACCTTTTCAGAAGAAAAGTGAACTAAGCTGTAATCGCATTGTGTTGAAAACTTTGTATTGAAATATTCATCAACTAACATCTTGTAGTCTGTATTATCGTCCATATCACTTATAGCCGCATAATAGGTATCTGTATATCCGTCACGCTCTATGTCGGTTTCTTTTGTTAAATTATCTACTACTCTTGATAAAACCTTATCTGTTAATGGGTAGTGATATTCTCCGGTACATTCTCCGTGTTTATCTAAAAAGTATTTAAAGAATGCTTCTGTATTTTCTTTGAGCGTTTTATCGTTAGTCCAATCATAAGCTATCTTGCCAGCTCTGCTTATCATTCTTTCTTCGGCAACTTCCCAATCACTTTGAGAGTATTCGCTTATCGGCTTAAACTCTTTCGCTTTTTTATCTTTGGGTAAAAAAGAATTGCATTGTTCTCTGTTAAGAGAATTACACTCTGTATTTAATGTTCCGTAATTAGTGTTAGGGTAATCATTGTTAGTAATCCCTGTTAAAAGAGTTACATCTTGTGACACTCCCGAATTACACTTTGTGTTATTCCCTTGGGAATTACATTTTGTGTCATTCCCGTCTGCTTGTTTATGTAACTCCTGTCCTTTATCTTCTGCTATAACCTCTTGTCTGATATTTTCTTCCCATTTTTTAACTTCTGCGTTGATAACATCATAATTAGGTCGTATATGTATAGTCGGCATTGAATTGAATTTGTATTTTGCTGTAATTACAAATTTCTTTTTCACTAACGATTTAATTGCTTTGTCATACTGTCTTTCAGTAATCCGTATTTCTTCCCACCAGTCTTTTCTTTGTTTCGCAATCCAATATTCGCCGTCTTTGTATATCTTGACTTTGCTTTTGTTATCTTTAGTTGGTGCAAACCAATATAAAATTCTTGATAATAGCGCACCCTCTATCAAATCGCCTGTTATGTCAATGTATTTATGGAATGTGTGGTTACACCTTGCTGATGATAGAAAATTAACTTTTGTTTGGATTTCATTTTCTGATAGCATATTTATTACCTGCCTTTCTGATAACTGCCTTATTAACAAAACAACAAACAGGCACTAAGGCTTGTGCTTTTCGGTAGCTAACCTAGTTTGTTGTTAATCTGACATATGGACTTGCACCATACCCGCACGCCAAGCTAGGGAATCGAACCCCACGCTTAAAAAAATACATCTTCAAGCGCATACCGCCTTATAATGAGAATCGAACTCATCTCGCACTATGCTGTCAGAACAAAGCACATCTTAACCTAGGATAAGTCCGCAAACAGCATTATGTACGCAAACCTAAGAAATGCTTTCGAAACGCCGACATCGTGAATCGAACACGAACAACATTTCTGTTGGATAGCTTAGCAAGCTACTGGAATACTTTTATCCCATATCGGCAAAGTGGAGAAGATAGGAATTGAACCTACAATGTTTACCGCAAGGGAACAGATTTACAGTCTGCCGCAACACCGCCAATCGTTGCCGCTTCTCCATATCGTTTTAAAAGACTAGCATTGTGAAAATGTTTCGATTAAGGTGGATAGTTGATACTGAAAAACAATGCTAGTCTTAATAGCAGTATAGGCTATGACACCTATAACAGGTCGTGGCAAAGCTGGATGCATCATTCTACCCGTGCAGTTGGGCTCAAAGAAAGTAGCTTCGCTCGCTGTCTATCCATACAGATAACTGCTGCGCTATAGGTATAACTTAATTTTATTTGCGTATTTATAATACGCAAAACCTCACGGACTATCTGACAGTCCTTAACAGCTCTCGCTATGAGGTGAAAGGAGGACTTAATGCTAGTAAACCAATAAGTCCTATAAAGGCACAAGTGTAATTAAACACTTGAACTACCCCTGTGGGATTTGAACCCACGATACAGGAATCAAAATCCTGTGCCTTGACCACTTGGCTAAGGGGCAATATGCTATTCTTTTGTTTCAAAGAGTACTGCATTTTTATTTGCTGTTTCAAGCTCTGTGAAGTTATCCTTGCCTTTTACAACATTTGGATTGCCATTACAGGCATTACAAGGCTTTTCACAATATAACTTATGTCTATGCTTGCACTGGTAACAGTGCTTATCCTGATTACCCATTATTTATCACCTGCCTGTCTGTGATTAGCTCTGTAAGAATCAAAGCCATCCGGATAACGTGCTATAAGCTTATCTATGTTTGTCTGCATTACATCATCAAGACCGAATCCGCAAGCTTCGCAAATCATAGCAACGTACCACATTACATCGCCGCACTCTTTCTTAAGATGCTCTAAGTCTATTCCTTTTTCGTGGAATATGCCTTTTTTAACAAGGTCTGATACTTCGCCAGCTTCACCAGTTAAGCCTAAGACACCATTAAGAAGTCCTGCTATGTCATTTATGTTGCTACACTTAGCATTGTTTTCTGTTAAAGGGCTAAGTGGAAGCTTGCCAGTTAATTCAATATATAATCTACGATATGCCTTTTTATCGTTAGTACGCATAGCCAATTTTTGGTATTCATTGCCCTGCATTTATAACTCCTAACTCTTTTTCTGTTTTTTAAAATTTTTTGGAATTTATTCAGCCGACTAGCTGATCCTCTGATGTGTTTATTGAATATCTTGTGATTAATTAATATGTGTCTATTGTACACCTAATTAGCTTAAATGTATAGATGTTAATTGGATTATTTTTAATTAAATATATAAGTGATTTATTAGTATTAATTATATGATTAATGGTTAGGTGCTGTTTATATATAATTATATAATATGTGTATTATGTGGGTAATAATAATATAAATATATATTAATATATAAGGGCTTTTTCTTGTCGTGGAAAAATGAGTGACTTAGTTGGGGCGTGTTCCGAGGACAAATAAACCCCCTCCGCCCTTGTCCGTGTAATTGTGTCTATTTTATGCCATATTCTCAAACAATTAACACAATTAACACCATATCCATACTATAACGCCGATAAACCTTAATTTATCAGCGTTATATAAATACTTATTACTCACAAACCCAGTATTTAAGCGGTTTGCAAGCTGTTTAAATTGTGTCTGAATTGTTTACAGCGTTTATCTGCTGTTTATCCGTTAATTGTGTATTGTTTTGGCTCAATTGTTGGCGTATTTCTGCGGCTGTAAGGGCTGTTTTACTGGTGCTTTCTCTGCTAACGCCGGGAAGATTCCAGGTGAAATGATGATTCATGGCCGCCAATTGTCCAATTGGGTTCTTACCAGACCAGAGTCGTGCTTCTCCACTAGATTCATAATCTTTTGACAATTTTTCCCACAAATCATAAGCCGAAGTGCTTAGTCTGTCCGCTTTCGTTCGTTCATTAGCCCAATTATATATAACAGTTTCTCTTATGCCAGTTAATTTGCAATAGCCACTTATAGTACATATTTTATCATACTTATAACACATATATATATAATAATCTGCTATATAATTTAAGTACTCATAATTATAACTATTACAGTTACTATTATTTATATTACTATATTGATTATTATAATTATTATTATTATATCCCTGTAATTTACCCTTTAATTTTAATCTATTAGTACCCTTAAAAGTATTATTATATACATAAATTAAAGCAGCATAAAAAAGGGATTGGGGAGCTGCTGCCATATCTCCAATGTTTTCATCTTTGCAAAATCTTTTGAAATACATATCAATTTCATTTTCAAAAATTTCTTGACTCTCTGGTGCTTCCTGTACTTTCTCCATCTGTTCCCCTTTCTGCTGGAGCTTATCCAGCTTATTGTAATATATACTAATAACATAAAAATAACCCGATAACAATATTAATATTATCGGGTGTAAATCTTATATATTTAATTATTAAAATAATATAGCATAAATATATTATAAAGTCAATTTTCTTTGTTTGATTTATAGTTATATTTTTCTAAAATTGGCTTATACAATTTCTCTTCCGCTTGTTTTCGTGCGGCTGCTGCTTCTTCTAGCGTCTTAAAATAGCCTATTATATTTAACTTGCCTTTAAAGCCAATGTATGCAACATAATTGTTCGTTGTTTTTCGATAGCTTACGCCCTTAACTCCGGAAGTGTTTGCTTTCCCCGGCTTATTGCTATTAATTGTGCTAAGATTTGTATTTTCTACCTGGCATAAATATTTATTTATATTTTTTTTAGAATTTTCCCGCTTTGCACATCCACAGGACACACATCGACCAGATGTAAGATTATGTTGGGTTTTATTAAAGATTTTTCCACAATTTAAACATTTGCACTCCCATATTGCTTGAACTCCCTTCCCACTTATGCGTTTAACCACTTTAATCTTGTTAAATATTTTATTTGTTAAATCTATATCATTCTCTTTTTTAACAACGCCCTTGTATTTTTTGCTTAATCTTTTAGCTGCCACACAGCCACACGATTTACTTTTCCCATACTTTAAATTTTTAACATTTACTTCTTTAACTTTTCCACAAATGCAGCGACATTTGTAATATCTTTCCCCGTTTTTACTTGGGGCTTCTTCTATAACTGTCCAATACGTGCCAGAAATTTTTTCTCCTGGTTCAAACTCTATTCTTTTCATCGTTGTATTCCTGCTTTCTGTTTTAAAATAAAAAAAGATGTATAACCGCCTATTTTAACGATTATACATCTTACGCAGTTTCCTAGCTTAAATCAGTTATTTTTTATCGTTCTTGTATCCAAACGTCTATTATTACGTTATCACTATCGCAATTTATGACGAATGACGTCGAAAGTTCAACATCTATAGATGCTACATAAGTATAACTATTATCTTGACTTTCTTCGCAAGACATACAAGTCTCGCCTTGCTCGTCATAATCTTCAAAAGCCTCACATACATCTGTATCAAGGTCATCTATATTCCTACCAATAAGTTTTTTTAAATTGGCAAGAACACCCACTTTTGTTATTCGTGGGTCATCTTTTTCCCAGGTTGTTTTTAACGTGTCACTATCTAACACATTATATACACCTTCATCTTCGTTAGTATATATATACTCGTCAGAGTATATAGTGCAACATATTCTATCTATTTCTTTTAATCTGTCCTTATTTTCTAAACAGAAATAAATATCTGTTGCATATTCATATTCCGTATTACAAGGTTGATAATTTTCTTTTCCGGCTTTTGCGTTATATCCGGCATTTACTAAAATTGCTTTTCCATCTTCATAATTTAATTTTTTGAATTCGTCAATATTAATCATAATTCTTCACCTTTCAGCCTTTGCGGCTGCCCTTTCTTAATTTGTACCCTTATTATATAACGCTATCGTTATATAGTCAAGTGGTATTTTAAAATTCTTTTAATTATTTAAAATGAGCATTCGTCGGAGCTTGTACGGGTTGAAGCTTTCGCTTTTTCTGTCTCCTGTACTTTCTCCATTACAGCCGCCACGATAAAGCCATTAAGGCTATCACCCGCCGCCGCTCTGATTCGTTCCTCATCTTCTTTTTTAAACCTTACAAGGCTTTTAAAATATGCTTTATTATCATATTTTTTTATGGCTCTTGCTTGTGCTTTAGATACTGCCATCAAATCAACTCCTTTTATAAAGATAACTTTATTATATAGTAGCGTTATATTAAAGTCAATATAAATATAAAGATAACTTTATTATATAGTAGCGTTATATATTTATATATAGATAGCTTTATACATATTGCACAATAAAAATATATAGATAGCTTTATATATTTGTTACATTTTGCGACTTGTAATTATATAACGATAGCTTTATAATAAGAGCATAAATAAAAAGGCGGTTGCCATCCTACCAAGATAATCAACCGCCACCAATCAAAAAAAGAAAGGTAGCTATATTATAGCACAGGTAAAAAGAAATGAGAAGAACAAACAGCAAGGAAGTTAAGGCAGCAGTTAGAAATTATTTAACGGAGGTTGCACAGAGTGAAGAGCTTAACACAATTAAGGACATCAAGAACAAGTTTATAAATGAATACGGCTGGGCAGTCGCAAGACTTGGAGAGCGTAACGCTTGTATAGAATGGCTTAGAGGTTTAGGCGTTGGCGTTGATTATAGTTACTACGATATTATCCAGCTTATGGCTGAATGGTTAGACGAAAGCACAGAAGAAGCTGAAAAGTGGCTTGATAAACGCGGCGATGGTCTTTACTGGGATTTATTAGCAAGAGAGATTTTAGCAAGCAAATAATTAGCAAGGTTGGCGCTTCCGGGGTTCGATTCCCCGGCTTGCTTTACCTCATAAGAGGATATTAAAAATGAAAGGTGGTATTTTTATGTTTGCACTATACTACAAAGAATTATATATAGTGAAAGAACCATTAACAAAAAACTGTACTTGTCAGAGCTGGAGAGCTAAACAACTCGCAATTTGTGAAGAAATAGAACCATTGAAGAATTATATCAATAATCAGAACGATAAAGATAGATATTTTATTGAAAAAATGGGATTTTAATTTTTCGTTATCCGTTCAGGCAGTCAGCAAGGTTCGACGCCCTGCGGCGGTTTCCCCTTTTGGACAAATTTTAATATAAAGGAGGGTTTATCATGACTAAATATAAGGTTGAAAAAGTAGAAAATGGAAAAGCTGTATACATTGCGGGTATTATTGAAGCAGAAAGCGAAGCGCAAGCAATACAGAAATATATTAATAAAATTGTATCTTATTGGGGGTATTGTGTTTTTTCTCAAAATGATTTTGTTGCAAATGTTATATAAAATCATTTAAGGGCGGTACATCTGCCCTTTTTGCCGTGATTGGTGTCCTTGCTTTGGCTTGCGTGGGTTCGATTCAAGCCGTAATCATTAAGCATATATTTTTATATGCTTTTCTTTGCGTACCTTGAAAAATTAATATAATAATGCTATGCTTATATATAAGGCTTTTGCGCCTTTTTAGGTGTACAAGTGTACCCAGTTGGGGCGGTGTGCGTTCTGGTGGATTCTCCAGAACTGGTGACAGCTTCCACAACTTGCAAGGGCATATTATACCCATTTGCACAACGCATTTAAAAGTGTTTTAAGGTTGTTTTGTTCTGTAGGCTAATAAGTCTACACCGACACAATAAAACCGCCGCACAGGGCAAAACACAAAGTCACAAAGTCAAAACAAGCACGAATCGCAGCCGGTCAAGTTTATATAATGCACTTTAATCTATTAAAGTTTTTCATCAATTTTTAAGGGCAAATCTGAACAAAATCGGGAGCAAAAATTGAAATTCTGCGTAACCGATTTTTGGATTTCAAAATTGCATATGACGGGGGTATCAAAATTTTTGCATTATATTTTTGTGAGAAATTTTTTCAATTTTTTAGGTAAGATTTGAACGAAATCTGAACCAAATTTTGAAAATTGTCAAAATCGAAATTGCGAATATAAAAGAGAACCCCACGGAGGTAGCAAAAAAGTTGCATTATATTCCGTGGGGTTTAAATTAATCTATAAAAATAATCGGCTTATCGTCATCAAAAAGATTGCTCATAACTTCTTGCCCTTTATCCACTAAGTAACAAGGAACTTTCTGGAATCGCCTAAAACCTTTGATAATTTCATATTTGTTATTAATTCTATATATAGTTCCTGCGAAATTACCTTTATTAACAGGAATATAAGATTGCATATCAAGTGGAGCTGATACAGGTTCGCCAAGTTCCTTAAGCTCTACAATATCTACCGCTTCAATCTTGCATAAATCACCATACTCACCTAATGATGGATATACCGGTGGGTTTAGTAACGCATTGTATATATCATCTATGTCACTATCATCAGCTTTGATGTATATAGTTGTATATAAATCAACTAGCATTAGATGATATTTAACTGTACTAACCCAGCCGGTATGGCTTCCGTCTGTATAATCTGTTATAATATCCCAACGCTTAAGCATTTCATCGCTAACCTTGTTAAAACGCTTGCCGCCGTGCCATTCTTTCTGTGTTTTAGTGTTGTAAACACCTTTGCCAGTAACAAAATAATCTAATTTATGATACTTTTTCCATTGACACATTGAATGAATAAATCCATTAACTGTGCTGAACGGTGGTAAAGGATAGCAATCCGCACCTCTTGGCACTGACGGATTGTTAAATCTAGCCATTTCTTGATACATTTTTAACCTTATAACTCTCATAATAAAACCTCCAAAATAAAATAAGTTGCACCTATACAAAATGTATCAATGCAACTTTCCAGTATGGTTCTATTAAGGTAAAATGATATAATAGTTATCTATTGTTTACATCTATTAAATAATAGCATTTTTAAATATTATTGTCAACACAACAATTTTCTGTATAAATCAATGCTTTACTTGAATACCGGCATTGTCTTAGCTCATATATCAACAATTCCTTAGTCATAGTCGGATTAGTCTTTTGAATTATCTTTGACAGCTCATCAATACTCATTATCCCACTCTCCTAACTGCCCCTAAAACCATATCAACAATGTCAAATACTTCATCGCCATAAGTTGCCACAAAATCACACAATATCTCTTCCTGTTCAATAGGCAAGTACACATCATAGGACATACAGATTGCGTGGCATACTTCGTGTATCAGCACTTTGCGTTCCATAAATCCACGCAAGGCGTTTGACAGATAAATTGTATGCGTATTTCTATCAGTTACACCTAGTACAGAAACATTGTCTGACCGCTTTAATTCACCCGAATTTGAATTTTCATATTGCACTCGCCAATTTGTACCATTAATTGTAAAAAACATCTGTATGCTCCTTTCTGAATAAAACAGGCTATGAATATTGCTACTCATAGCCCTTAAAATCATATCTTAGATACAAGAGTACTTAACTTTGTCCTAAGCAAGTTCTTCTCTTCTGCTGACATATCAGCCACCATACCTGTAATGTCGCTTGCAAGTTCCTTGGTATAGCTGTCAAGTGACTTCATCTTGTGTTCCTTATCTTCTGGCGTGTTATTCTTGTGCATTTCCTTAGTTTCTGTGTAGTTTCTCTTTGCTCTGTCATAACTGCTTTCAGACATTGGCTCTGTATAGTACATCTTGCCATAATCTCTATCCATATCCCTCATATGCTCTGCTTCTGGGTACATGTGCATATAAGGCGGTTCTTCATATCCCCTGCGATATGTTCCCTTGCCTTTAGGGGCAAATCTGCCATTCGCATAGCGGTAGTGGTCGTAGTATCTTCTACCACTTTCTTCGCCATATTCTGCCTTAAGACTTCTTAGGAGTTCTTTGTCGTACTCTTCTTCCTCTTCATCAGCCTTTTTCATAGCCTTGGAAATTATTGAGTGATACTCGGCTTCTGCAAGGTCTTTAATCATATCTACGACTTCGCCCATTTCGGAAGTGTCAACATTCTCAATGCCCTTTTCAAACTCATTGACAGCTTTTTCTGTAAGGCACTCCTGCATTTTGTGTATTCTTTCAATGTGCATCTTCTCACCCCCTACGCTTCACGAACAGCAATTAAGTTACTATTCTGTACTTCAATAGCCTGTGTAGATGTATTCTGCACTGCTACAGTACTGCAACAGCCACAAGGTACATCAACGTAGGCTTGTGCTGATACATTAAAGAAATTCTCAACTGCTGCCGGAGTAACTATCATTCGTGTTGACTGTAAAGGCTCTCCGTCTACTGCTATGGCAAGTGAGATGGCTTCAACTGTACCGCCTGTAGGTATCTGAATATTGCCGCTATAAGATACTAAAAATCTAGCCTTGCACTGATTTGTAATACCTCTTAGCTTGATAATTCCGCTTCCCTGTCTGTGGACTATACATTTGCTACCGCATACCGGTGTTTCTGTAAATGCAACATCTTCTCCAGCTGCAACTGTTTGTAATGCAATTCCTGTTATTTCCATCGTCTTTACCTCTCTTTCATAAAATAAGGGCAAACATTACAGTCTGCCCTTTGATTATAAGTAATACTGCATAGCAGACATAATCGAGTTAAACTCAATTAAGATACTCAATTATTCATTTTTGCGTGGCTGCTACTTTTAGCAGCCACATCCTGTATTGCAACCACATCCATAAGCATAAGCATTAGGATTAGGCACAACATAAGCTGGAATAGCCGTAGGATTTACAGCATTTATAATCTGATTTGTCTGTGCTGACATTGCAGTAGTCAGAAGTGCATTCTGTCTATCCTGCGATGCGGCTCTGCGTAAATCGTTGTTCTCTGCTGTAAGTGTTGCTATCTTATCATTTGTTAAGAAATCAAGGATAGCTCTCGTTCCTGCCTGCTGACTGTCGATAATATCTCTTGTGTTGTTGCACATTGTGTTCTGCAATGCGTTTGCCTGTGTAGCCATATTGTAGTTTACGCCCTGTATAGCTTCTCTTGTCTCACAGCAGCAGTTAGCAAGCTGTGCCTGTAAAGCGTTGGTATTCTGCATATTAGCGACTGTATCAGCGTTAATAGCCTGCTGAATACCATATCCTGTCTGCATAATATTTGTGTTAATACCATTGAAACCTGTGAGCATACTGTTGTTCATAGCATAGAAGCCATCACATAAGCCGTTTGAAATGCCGTCTAACTTGCTGATAACTGCTGAATTATCAAATCCTCTCTGAATATCAGCCTGTGTAGCCGCTGTTGCAACATAGCCACCGCCATTGTTGCCACCAAAACCGCCAAATCCACCATTACCCCATCCAAAGAGTAATGCGAATACAACGATTATCCAAAGCCATCCGCCGTCAGCCCATCCGCCGTTATTGCCGTTGCCGTCAATGTTTGCGACTAATGGTACTGATGCTGTGTTGCAATTTGAACTAAACATAATTTTTTACCTCCGTTATTAAAATTTTATATACTTAATCTTGCAAGAATTAGTATCAAAGTTAATTAAAATGTGTTATAATATATTTGTACGGATAGGGTAGCTCCCGATAAGCTGTTTGTCCTAACAGTTTCCGTACATTAGCTGGTATAGGACATCTCGCACTGAAAGGACAGGTGTTATTTTTATGGGTAAATCTATTGATTTAGCAAGTCAAAAATTTGGCAAGTTACAAGTCTTGTGCGTTGACACAAATCCATCCAATAAAACTAAAAGATGGATATGCCGATGTGATTGTGGAAACATTACCACGGCAAAAACAAATGAATTAACATCAGGGCATAAAACCTCTTGCGGTTGCAAAAAACAAAACTATTTTAGAAAGGTTCATGGTCAATCGGGAACCCGATTACATCACATTTGGAAGTCAATAAAAATGAGATGTAATAACCCCGATGAGCCTAGCTATCAACATTATGGCAAAAGAGGAATAACTGTTTGTGAGGAATGGGAAAACAATTTTTCAACTTTTTATAATTGGGCTATTAAAAACGGCTACTCCGACACTCTAACCATAGACCGAATAGATGTGAATGGCAATTATGAGCCTGGTAATTGTAGATGGGCTACAATTGCTGAACAATCTATTAATAAAACGAACACTGTTTATATTGAATTAAACGGTATCTTAAAGCCTATGAAAGAATGGTGCAATATATACAATGTGCCATACTATCTTGTGCAACAAAGATATAAGAAGATTACAAAAAACAACATTCCTTGCGATGATTTATCTATTTTGTTTTCCAAAGAAACATTGCATCTTAAGAAAAATAGAAAACCATATGTCAGAAAACATTTTTCCGATTATAGAGAAAGACCAATAATTCAATATGATGCAAATAATATTTTTATTAAAGAATGGTCTGGTATCAAAGAAATAAAGCAAACCGGATTATTTAATAAAAATGCCGTATTAAATTGTTGCTATGGTTTTGCAAAAACTCACAAAGGTTTTATGTGGCGATATAAAGATGATAATTATCCGCAATATAAAAGCGGAAAATAATTTTTATCGGGGCGGGCAATCCGCCCGATATGCTACTAATTACCAAATCTACTTTTTATCTGGCTAAATACATCATCTGCATTCAGTCCCTTTTCTTTGCATAAATTTCTAGCCATCTGCTCTATGCCTTGCATATTGCCCTGCTGTGCCATCTGCATAGTGTTTTTCATCATAGGATTACTCATAATCTGATTATTTCCCATCATCTGCTGTATGAACTGTTGCGGACCAGCTTTCATCATCTGAAAAATGTTAATTGGGTTCATTCTTCATCACCGCCTTTACTTTGTGTTCGTGAAGTTTTTCTTTGTGTTCCTAAAGATTTATCGAATCTATCTTCTAGCTGTCCTATCTTCTCTGATAATTCTTCAAACTTATTCAGAAATAGCTGTGTGCTTTCTTCTGATAGGGTAAATTTAGCGTTTTCTACGTCAATCATAGAATTTACTGCCTGATTATCTTTAGGTTCTGTATAAGGCTTATACACAATCGTTCTAATCGTTCCGTCAGCATTCCAGCCCTTAACATAAATCTCCGACATATCCTGCTTTGGGAAAAAAGCCATTGAGCCATCCATAGGCACTTCATTGGCGTTTATATTTTCAACCGCTTGCACAACTCTGCCGTTAATACCTATTATCTGCTGTGGAATAGTTTGCTGAACTTGTGATTGCTGTATCTGCTCCTGCGGCTGAAATCTCTGGATATTTGCCATAGGGTTGTATTGATATGCTCCATATTGAGGTACATAATTACTCATAATCGGTTGCTGATAAGGATTGTTCATTGTCTGCCTCCTCTAAAACTTCCTCGATTGCGTGGATAACAAGAGATAATGTCACTAAGTCAAGTTTTTGTAATTCTTCTTTGCTTAAGATTTTTTCTCTAACTTCATCTGAAAACATTCGCACTACCTCTCTTTCTGATTATATTTTTGCATAAAAAAAGAGAAGAACATTATCAAGTTCTTCTCATATTTATGTCATACATCAAGGCTTTATTTAGTTTTAATTTACTACACACTTTTAATCTTGTTACTACACACTTACTACACACTTTTGCTATTGAAATATATAGAAATACATAGAAATATGTGGAAATTGATAATTAATCTAATGCCGCTTAAAATCCCTTAAATACCGCATTTATTGTGCTTTTTGTTAAGTTCATAAGGGGTAGTCTGATATACATAATAAGTTTTCCAAGTTAAATATATTATACATCTTAACCCCCATTGTTTTGTGGTTTTTCAATTTTAATGTGTGTAGTACTACACACTTACTACACAGCACTTTTTTTAAAATCAACAATGTTGTCCTTGTCTTTCACAATTCTTTCAATATCTACTGCCGCTCTTTCTTCTGTTACGTGTGTATATAAATCCATTGTCATTTTAAGAGTTGCATGACCTAAATATGATTGAACAACTTTTGCCTGCACACCTGCTTCAAAACATCTTGTAGCAAAAGTATGTCTTAAAGTATGTCCACTAAACACAGGAAATTCGTTATCAAAACTTCTTGCAAGATTTATCTGCTTAACAATAGCTTTAATTGAATCTGAATAAATCTGCGAATTGAGAGGCGTGTTATAACTTGTCACAAACAAATAATTGTTCTGCTCTTTAGGTCTTTTGCACTTTACAATATCCTTTAATTCGAACTGCTTTTCAAGATATTTAATGCATTCGCTGTTAATAGGTACTTGTCTATAACTCTGTTTGGTTTTAGGCGGCTCAATGTGAAAAGTTTTGCACTTATCATCAAGGTATTTTTGATACACAAGTGTCTTATTAACATCAATATATCCCTCATCTAAGTGTATATCATTAGGTGTAAGTGCAAACAATTCCCCTGGGCGCAAGCCTGTATTAAGTGCTACATTGTACAAATTATCGTAAAATGTCCCTTTACTTGCTTCTAAAAACTCTATCTGTTGTTTTGCTGTTAGTGCGAAAGCTTTAAGTTCTTTATCAGCCCTAAGCTTTACACCTTTTGCTGGATTTTTAATCATTAAGTCATCTTCTATTGCTCTACTGAACATATCATTAAGTATAACCTTAATCTTGTTCTGCCGTTCATATTTATAATTGTCATCAGCTATTTTATCAATTAGTGTTTGAATATCTGATTTAACAAAGGAATTTATGTTGCGATTTCCTAAAAAAGGTGATATATTCTTAGTGTATATGTGAGTGTATTCCCTAAGTGTATTGGGGCGTACACTTTTCTTTTTGTACACTTCTATCCAACGATTAAACCAATCGTCCAGCTTAATATCATCTCTAATGCTTGTAAATTGAATATTTTCTGCTATTGCAACAGCCAATTCTTTTTTAACTTCTGATAACTTTGTGCCATAAATATATTTAATCTTATTAAATCTATCTTTATATCTCCCTTGATACACACCGTCCTTTCGCTGCGACAATCCTACACCTAGTTCTTTACCTTTTAAATCTTTTCCCATTCAAAAGCTCCTTTCTTTTGAAAAAAGCCTTGATATAGACAACCACATATTACTACATCAAGGCATATATTTCAATATATCTCTATATTTCGTTACTTTTTTCTATATAGTGCTCAAACTCCTTACGCTTAACAAGCCTCTTATTCCCAACTCTTAAAACAAATGGACAGCTAATTTCATTAAGCATACTGCTGATTCTATTAATTCCGATATTGCTATATTCGGACGCTTCTTCAACTGTTAATGTAACTTTTTCCCATATAGGAATTGTTTTAACCATGTCATCAGTCCTTTCTATCTTGATTTTTATATCCTTAACTCTTCTTGAAATTGTTGCTTTGGATAACATAAGTCTTTGACTAACCTGTTCTAAGCTCATATTACCCACAAGCAACTTGAAAATTCTTAGTTCCTCTTCTGTGAAATTGGCATTTTCAATTATTTCATCAAGCTCCGGCTTAGTCAGTTCTGAAAACTTCATAAGCCTATCTCCTTATTTAAATTTAATATGTTCTATTCCTGTTTCTTCGTATAACTGATTAACAAGCTCTTCCGCTGTGAATAATCCGTCATTATAGTTATCTATAAGTACTTTAAGTTCTCTCTGTACTTTTGTTAATCTCTGTTGTCCGAAACCGAACTTATCGTGCAGCACCCATAAAATTAATATTAATGCTGATTCAAAATTCTTTTTCCGCTGTTCGTTGCTAATTCTATTCATCTGAACACGCAACATTTGTTCCTTAAACTTTTTCTGTTCTGCTCTGCTCATATTTTCACTTCTTTCTTAGAAACTGATTGTCGTATCGCCAGTAGTGCTTGCTATTATCATTCTTAAGGCTTTTACCCCTTTCATAATCTGTCTGCCAGCATTTCTGACACAATTGCCCTTGTGGTCTGTCAATAGGTTCTCCGCAACGATAGCACAAGTGATTTTCTTTGCGATATTCTTTTATATTTTGCCTATTTTCAGTTCTTTTTCTGTGGATAGCATTGTCTTTACTCTGACATACAAAACACTTTGCTTTGCCCTTAACAGCTTTAGTCTTACCACATCTAACACATATGCCAGCTTTTCTACGTTCAGCGTATAAGTTTTTTGAATATTGTTTAAATGCTTCATTGTTTTTTCTTTGCTTATCATCACTTAATGGGTGATTAGCTCTATATTCAGCTTTGTTAGCCAAACATTCCGGACATATCTTTTCATCACCCACAAGTTTATTTTTGCGACATTCCGGGCAGATTTTAAACTGCCTGCAAAGTTCTCTAGTTTCTCTACTGTAAGCCGTTTGCTTCTCCCTACATTCTTCGCAATAAAAGCCTTTTCTATCAAGCGGCTTGCCGCATTTAGGGCACAATCCATTCTCTCGGCGGTAATTATATAATTTCTTCTGCGGACTAATTGGCGTTGTCTCCATTGAAAATCAACCTCTCATTCTGTCAATTCTATCTTGTACTTCTTTAGGTGCTTCAATATATTCTTCTGCGTTTGTATTTTGACCAATAAGGGCATTTTCTTTAATTTGTAATGTATTTATATCTCTTTGGAATTTTTGCTCGATTTGAGCCTTATACGAATTTTCGTTCGCTTTATCGATAAGTGATTTGATTTCCGGCGGCATACAGTTAAGTTCTTTCGACCTGTTCACCACTGTTCTATAGTTTTTCAGAAAATTAGATTGTATAACAGTCTCTATCGCCTGATAGTCTGACATTGCCCAATTTCTAAGGTTATCTGGCATACCAACCGCCTGCTTGACAAGTGGCGGTAGCTTGTTAAATTCTTCAACTGCCCCATATGTGCCATTCCGTAATGCTTTACTAACTAATCCCCAAGCTGTCATTCCGTCAAGTTCCTGCGGCTGTGATATTGTCTGTATCTTACTCATTATCTGCCCTACATCTGGTGCAAAACCGCTAGTATTAGTTGTAATGCAAGCTCTTAACGCCTGTAAAACTAATTCTTCTGGATATTCAGCAAACATTTCATACCAAGCATTAAGAGTAATTTCTTTATCTGGTGGATTGTAGTTAGGATAATAAGCTTGTATCGTCATCAGAAGTTTTCCGACCTGTTCCCTTGTCATTTCATTGCCTCCATCCATTCATCAAATACATTTTTCTTGCCTTGTTGTTTATTAGAATCATCTTCTTTCAATTCAAACAGTCCTTGCCAGCAATGGTCTACTGATTGATTAAGAATTTTAACAGCTAAGTCATTATCTCCACCAGACAACTTTTCAAGAGTGTTCATAGCCCTATGTAATGCCTTGTCGGTACATATAGGTTTTTTAATTCTCTTACGCATTGTCACATACTCATTAAATGCTTCATCAAGTAATTCATCATCTGGGTAATAACTTTTCTTTTTGGATATTACGTTAGTAATATCTTTTTCTGTATTCTTATCTTCTTTAACTTCTTCTGTTCTTTTATTCTTACTTTCTTTTAATATAGAGTTTGTTAATAGAATGTTATCTGTTTGTTGATTGTTTGTTAAGTTGCTTGTTATTTGTTTGTTATCTTGCTTGTTATCCGTTTGATACAAATTGTAGTTAACCACAGTAAATATCGTGAATTTGTTTGTTGCTTTGCTTGTTATTTCGCCTGTTAATTGTAAGTGTTTTAGCGAGGTACGAATTTCCATTACAGACAAATTAGTTTCTTTTGATAATTCAGATATTGAAGAGGGGAAAGACCCTCTTTCAATTATCTTGCCTTTATAATTTCCGTCTTTCCAATAGGCACTTATCAACATATACATAAAAAGTCTGAATGTATTAATATCGCTCCACCATTCCCACTTTAAAATCTTTCTGTCAATTTTAATAAAATTGCCTGCCATAATTACCTCTTCAAGTTCTGTCACATTGTTACTTCACTAAATCGTTGATATTAACTCTAAATCCGTCAAATTCCTTACCTTTACTTCTAACATAGGCAGATGTATCAAAGAACATCAAGTTGCCACTATTGTCGGTTGCCATACTTACACCATTTCTTGTAAGACTGCCTTTGAGTAGGTCAAGTAAAATCTGTATTTCCTGCTTTGTTTCGTCTTTCATTATTTGCCTCTCCATATTTCTTCATCAAGAATATATTGCCTGATAAATCTATCTGCGTACTGTGGGTGTATCATTGACCTTGCTGTTTTAACATTGTCTGTCCCTACTTTTACACAATGCTCTTTTGTCATTGTTTTTATAGCGTCCTTACATTCGATAGCGTTATAACTAATTGACTCAAAAATAAGATTGTTCTGTGGCTCGCAATTCAAAAACCAATACTGTGTAGGCTTTTTAAAGTAATCTCCGCTATCTCTCCTATCTCTGTCAATTACCGCTGGGGAATAGCACCAATATCGTCTTAAAAAATGCTCTTCTGAATAAGGATTCTCCATTACTAGCTTTAATCCTTTTCTCGTGCAAATAATAAACATTTTGTTTACCAAATCATACATAAGTGAAACTTCTTTAAGCAAATTCATATCAAATTCGCATTTTTCTTCCAAAGACCATTTTTTCTGACTTGCCGACTGTCCTCTGAACCACAGCATTATCTGATTTTCAAACCTTATGCAAGGGAAAAACGCAAATATCAAATCATCAGGGCTTATCTTATCAAACAAACTCGGTTCACCTTGATACCCCTCTTCTATCTCTTTAAAAAGGTCGGTAACATAGTCAGTTTCGCCAAATTCATTCTGAATATCATAGTCATAGGCTTCAATTCCATACTTTTTGAAAGCATTCTTGAATGTTCCTGACTGTTCAAATAAACAATGTACTATCATACTGCACCTCCTATAAAATCACTTATATTCATCTGACTGTCCTTTTCAAATACAAGCATTTCATTCTTTGCACGCTCGTAAAAGTTTCTGTCAATCTCGAATCCGTATGCATTTCTGTCAAGTTCTGCGGCGGCTCTTAACGTGCTACCACTGCCGCAACAAGGGTCAATAACTACATCTCCCTCGTCTGTAAAAATCTCAATCAACTTTTTAAGGACTGTTACAGGCTTTTGCGCCGGATGAATTTTCGGTACATCTTTTCCGTCTTTCTCCCAAGCGAACCAATTAAAAATCATATGTCCTGTACCTCTGATATTCTTTCCGTTTTCATCAATCTGCAAGCCGTTTCTGAATTTAGGTAACTTATTTCGGTACAGTACAAGTGCATATTCCGTAGCACCTACGATACGCATATTCGCTTTAAGCACCTGTGGGCTGTAATTTTTGCAGAATACAAGCGGTATGTAATTAACGAATCCGTGTTTCTTCGCCGCCGCAATCAATGTTGACAACTGCTCGAATGCGCAAAATACAATCATACAAGGGCTATTACTGCTTCTGCCCCTTGCGATAGGCTTTGTGTCCTCTTTTTTCAACATCTTTGAACAAAAATGGAAGTATTCATACAGATTGAAATTAAAATCCGAATTAAAAGCCGCCTTTTTTGCAAGTTTGCTCTCTCCATTCTTGTTATCGCCACCGTTGTACCACATAGGGTTACTGCCATAGAAGTTAGTTCCTACATTGTAAGGAACATCAGCTATAATAAGTTGTGCTGGCGGTATTGCATATTTCTTGTAATTCTGCATAGAATCACGATAAATCTCACATTTAATCTTCTTTTTATACATTCTAAATCTACCAAAAGGAAACCTCAGTTTTATGTCGCGACAACCTATTCCTTTCTTTGATTTTTAGTTAAATCTGTTTCTCGGAAGAGTAAAATCTACTCTCTGACCACAGTTATAGCACCACCTATAAGAGTATTTAATAATATCTTCACCTGTAAAAATCTGACCGCATACAGGACATTTATAATCATCTTCACTATCCTGTACGGCAATTATATCCTTTTCTTTCAGTTTTTCTTTTAAGTGGTCTAATACCTCTATGCAATCATTTCTTTTCACTCTGAATCACTCGCTTTCTTTGATTTTTAGCCTATAGTTCTATACTTATCTTCGTGAAATTCCCTATCTTCTTCATTGGAATAGGCTCTTTTACAATTTGTACAAAATTCTAAATGTACCTCTATATCTGTACTGTTTTCGTATTTACAGCCATAGCAATCATTCACTATGAATCACCCGCTTTCAATAAACTCATAAACTTCTCAAACTGTTTCTGCGACACCTTATTATGCTCTTTTTCGGGCTTTAAGCGGATTGTAAGGTGTTTTTCTGCGATAGACGATAATTCCCTTGCTAACACCTTTTTACCTTGCTGTACGCCGTCTCTGTAGCCTTTAGAGGGCTTGAATTCATTTATCTTCTCCTTGCCCTCTCCTTGACCGCCAGCCGTCTTGTTATATCTGCACTGATAACCTCTTTTTGTGTATTCCAAAATCCAATATTGCTCCATTTCGTCAAGCTTATCTTTCGGATAGTACATAACATTCAACTTCCAACCATAAGGATTATTCTCACTATAAAATCCTCTTTTCTTGATTGATAAATCTATGTGCTGATAGCCTGTTAAGTGTGATATACTACGCTCTAAGCAATCTACGCTCTGACCGATATAAAAGTACGATATTCCGTTTTCATCGGTCCTAGTGTAGAAGTAAATGCCACTCTTGTGTTCCATATTAGGGCAAGCGTCTAAAATACGCTTTTCATTCATTTTCTTAATTGCATATATTTTTCTGTAATTAGGTTGTGCCATATCTGCTCCTAACTGGTGGTCACATAAGCAACCGCCTTTAAATTAATTAAATGGTAATCCCTCGTCTGCTACGCCATCTGGAATTGACATAAAGCTGTCTGAACTAGCATTGCCGCCCATAATTCCATTGTTACTGTTGTTCTGCTGATTAGCACGACTTTCACAAAATTCGTGTCTTTCAACAACGCAATCATTGG